CACCGCCGGCACCCCCTCCCCCTCCCCCTCCCCCTCCCGCGCCGCCCTCGCCGCCCCCGCCGCCCACTGGTCCAACACGCAGCGGAGCCCTCCTTAAGATTTCTCGGCTCAAGAAGATTGAAAATAATCTAAGAAACAAGTTTATAATGTCTGGAGCCAACTATACTAACAACGGTTCCTATACTGGAATAAATAAGACAAATCTCCAAGGTCTGACTCCGGCTGAAATTAAGGCGCATCTTAATAGTCTGAACAATTTCAAGAACACAGGCACAAAGGCGTTCAACAACGCGGCTCGTCAAAAGATGGCCGGGTACTTCCAATAGTAAATTTCCTAACCTTACATTAATGAACAAGGACAAGCTCGTGTCGCTCTTCAAGAGCTACGAGCAGAGCCTCGTCACGGGGGCCCGAAATAAAAACGCCGAAAGAGCTTTTATTTCGGGGCTTTACGCTTACTACGGCAAGACCCGGCCAAACACGTCCAACGACCTTCGGGCCGCGACCAAAAAGAACGAGGCTGAATTTGCAAAGAATATCAAGTCGCTCGTGACCATCCTTGGCCAGAACTCGCCCAACGCCAAGGCCCTGGCCAATGCGAACAAAGTGGCCCGTCAGGCCATCCTCGACTTCTACTTCGATCCCCAGACCATCACGCGCGCCATCAAGGTGGCCAACAGAGTCAGGGCTGCTCGGGCACCCAAGGTGCCGAACGTGCCCAAGGTGCCGAACGTGCCCAAGGTGCCGAACGTGCCCAAGGTGCCGAACGTGCCCAAGGTGCCGAACGTGCCCGTGAACGCCAACGCCCTCTTCAAGAGTCTCGTGGCTGAAGCCGCCAAGGTGCGTCCCCAGCGCAACAGACTAGGCCGCCCGCTCGGGTCACGCAAGTACCCCTCAGGGTACATGCAGAACTTCGCCCTACCCAACGGCCTCACAATGAATAATTTTAAAAATAAATTAAACAAACTGAACGTCAAGTGGACGAGCGAGCAAAACCTCAAGCGTATGGTCGAGGCGACACTCTTGCGCAAGTACGGCCCCAAGAACAACTCGGCCTTCTACGCCAAGTACCCCAACTTCGCCACCGGCCCCTTCCGCAACATCTTGAACCGCGCGACCAACACCACGAAACGCCTCCAGATAGGTGCGTCACGACCCAGCCTCACGGCGAGCAACGCACAGTTTCAGATTCTCAAGTCGCTGGCTCCCAACGGAAAGTACTACGGAAACATGCCTTTCTTCAGGACCCTCAAGTCTAGTGAAGTGAACCGTTTCACCAACCTCACGCCTATACAGAAGAATGCCCTGAAGCGCATCATCCTATCAGTCCGCCTGAATAACATGGAACCCAATAAGAAACAGGTCCGGTACGGAAATAACCGCATGGAACTCACGAATAACTTTATGAGGATTAAACTATCAAACAAGAACCTGCTGAACGTGCTCAAAAAGCGCGTGGCGGCGAGGAGGGCGCCTACCCAGTGGATCACAAACAACACGGCGCCCAAGACGAAGGGCCAGTCACCGGCTCCGGTGGGTGCGCTGACCAGTATTTTCGGCAGCAGGACCACATCGACCAACTGGAGAAATTTTAACAAGTAATAGTAAATGGCCAGCATGGGGTTCGAACCCAAGCTCGATTGCGGTTGCGGTTGCGGGGGCGCCAAGAAGAGTGACACCGTCAAGTTCAAGTACGCGACGTACTCGGCTCTCGTGTTTTTCTTCGTGGCGAACCCGGAGACGTTCAAGCTCGTCAGCAAGTTGCTCGGCGACTGGGTCGCGGGCCCTTCAGGATGCCCGACGCCTGCAGGCCTCTTCCTGCATACGCTCGTTTTCTTGGCGCTCGTATTTGGTCTGATGAAGCTTCGTTCTTAATTTTTTAAATTTAATAATAATAGAATGTGGACCGAAGTGATTGTCTTTTTCCTTGTGGCCAACCCGTCCACGTTCAAGATCATGCGTGGTCTGCTCGGTGGATGGGTCGCCAGCGCCGATGGCGCCGCCAACCCCGCTGGCCTGATCCTGCACGCCGCCGTCTTTATTGGTATATTGTGCTTGGTCCCACGTATTTCGTATTATGGAACGCTCGCCGAGCGACAGGCTGAAGTTCGCCGGAAATTTGCGCATCTCGATCCCAATTCCACCAAAAATGTCGAAGCGCGTTTGGCCAAGGTGACAAAGGCAAAGGCTCAGGTGGCGCCCGTGAAAAGGGCGGGGATTAGCAAAGCCCCCGTGAAAAAGCAGGCGGTCCAGGACGAACCGGTGTACGACTCGACCCCGATGGGCGGATATCTATTCTAAATTTTTTCCCAGTATCTATTAAAATGTGGACCAAGATTCTGATCTTTATGGTTGTCTTTTTCCTCGTGGCCAACCCGTCCACGTTCAAGATCATGCGCAAGATCCTGGGAGGCTGGGTTGCCAGCGCCGATGGCGTCGCCAAGCCGGGCGGTCTGATCCTGCACGCCGCCGTCTTTGTGGCCCTGGCCATCTTCCTGCCCCGTGCCCTGATGCGTGCGTCGGGCTACGCCGAGGATGAGAAGGAGGAGTACGAGGACGGCGAGGAGTACGAGGGCGAGGACGAGAAGGAGGCTTACGAGGAGGAGTACGAGGACCTCCAGGCCGAGGCGGATCTGGCCGCCGCCGATGCCGCCAAGGCGTCCGCTCAGCAGCGCATCGCCGCGGATAAGGCGCGCACCGCAGCAGCGAAGGTGACGGCGGCAGCCGTACCGGCAGTCGTCGCCCCGGGTGCCGCTCCCCTCACGACCGTGTCCAAGTACGCGGGTGAGGAGGAGTTTGTTGGCTTCAGCCCGCTGTACTAGGTCCCTGTTTTGAAACTCCGTTTCAAAACTCCTCGTCGAACCTGACCGAGTCGCCCGCCTCGACCATTCGCTTTGAATAGTCCCCGACTCGTTTCTCAAAAAAGTTGGTCTTCCCCTCGAGTGAGATGGTCTCCATCCACGCAAAGGGGTTTTCGGCGGCGTAGATGGCCGGAAGACCGAGCTGCTTCATCAGCCTGTCAGCCACATACCTAATGTACTGTTTCATTTGTTCGGCATCCATGCCTATCAACTTGCATGGAAGCGCCTCCGTAATGAAACTCTCCTCTATGGCCACGGCCCCACGCACAATGTCAGCCACGGGCGCCGACTTGTCCTCGAGGTGGTGATACAGGGCCACCGCAAACTCGAGGTGCAGGCCCTCGTCACGGCTGATCAGCTCGTTGCTGAAGCACAGACCCGGCAAGACGCCCCGCTTCTTGAGCCAAAAAATAGAACAAAAAGATCCCGAAAAGAATATACCCTCCATGCACGCGAACGCCACGAGGCGCTGCGCGAAAGGAGCAGAGCTCGCCATCCATTCCAGAGCCCATTCCGCCTTGCGTTTCACGGCGGGCACAGTCTCTATAGCTCGGAAGAGAGCGTCCTTTTCCGCCTTGTCCTCGACCAACTTGTCTATCATGAGGCTGTACGTCTCGCCATGGATCGACTCGTTGAACGACTGATACGCGTAGAACGCCCGGGCCTCGGCGATCTGGACCTCTGTCCCAAAGTTCAAGTTGATGTTCTCCATGACGATGCCGTCACTCGCTGCGAAGAACGCGAGGACCATCTTGATGAAGTGCCGCTCTGGGTCCGTGAGCCGCGTCCAATCCGTGACGTCGGCACCCAGATCGATCTCCTCTGCCGTCCAGAAGGACCCCACCGCCTTTTTGTACAGGGCCCACAGGTCTGGATACTTGATAGGGAAGACGGTGAAGCGGCTGTTGGTCGGGGCGAGGATCGGATCGGCCATACTCTAATTAGGGTTTTATTCTTTAGGCGCGCCCGGTCACACATGGCATTTATATTTCTCTATGGCATGGACGGTGACCTCTTCAAGGTCATTGTCATAGTGGGAACATACATAACGATTCTTGACGTCTTCAAGATTCATAGAGATTACGCACTGCGCCCCGAGACCATCGCCAACCTGTACCTGCACCACATCCTCATCCTCGGCGTAGTCATTGGAAGTTTTTTTAAAAATATTTTTTTGAAAAAAATTCACCTAGCGGTGTGTCTGTGCGTGACGACCGCATGGCTCTGGAATGGGGGGTGTATACTGACGCGCTGGCAGTGTGAGGAGGTCCCCTACACGAAGAAAGACCTCATTGAAATAGTCGAACAAGACGGCAACTTTATGCATCAGCTCATAGGACACCTGGCTGTTATGGTGCCGGTAATTCTCTACGATTTTTATAAACTTCTAATGTAGGGATGGCGACCGTGAGTGGGTTCTACGCCATCAAGGATGCCATGACGGCGACGTTCTACGTGACGACGACGCTACCACCCGAACTCAAAGAGGGTGTCCAGCTCCTGAACCTTCCAGGTATCTTGGGTAACGCTCTTGTGACGGCCGTCACGCCCTTTCAGGGGTCCCACCCGACGTACGGCGCTTACAACGGAAGTTTCGACTTTCAGGCGGACCAAGCCCAGACCATTCAAGGGGTCGTGCCAGTCTCGATCGCGACTCTGTCATCCGCACCTTTTTCCAACTCACCGCCCCAATACACGATGGACGGTGTATACTTTGTTTCGAATTATCAGGTTTATTTTTACGCAACGACCCCCTTCCCTATAGGCTTGGCCAAGGGATGGCTCCTCACGGGCCTCCCGGGTGTGTCACCCCCTCTCCAAGTGAGGAAGTTTCAGTCCGTCCCCGGGACGTTCGGTCCCACTTACGCCGGTGACCCAACGCCCGCCACCAAGTACCTCGGGACGATCATCGCTTCGCCCGTTCCGCCCCTCGCGCCCTTGCCCATGAATTCGCCAAAGGGTGGCACGCCCGTTCAGAACCAGGCGGTTCTCGCTGCGCCCGTCATAGTCACGGGATTCGTCCCACAGCCTCTGAACCTCGCGCCACCCCAGATCCTCACCTTGCCGCCCCTTGACGACGACAACTTTCCTAGATTTCCCGTGGATCTCCGAGACCTTGACGCCGATCCACCCGGCCACGCCCTCATCAACGATGATAATCTCACAGAAAAGAGTCGACTCGGGTTCAGTGCGGGTGGTGTCCTTGCCCTCGATGCCATAGGGCCCCAAGAGGAGTTTATAGCGGGACAGACCAATTTTACGGAAGGCGAATGGGACCCGTCCTACAAGCAGTATTCACTGTCGGTCGTGTACCAACAACGGGTCCCCTTGCCTGGTACGACCTTCATCCGGCGTACGGAGCCGGGCGTGGCGGTGGTCGAGCTCAGACCGACGGAGCTCGGAGATCTCTTTTCGAACATGCACCTCCAGGTGACCCTACCGGCCCTGAGCACCGGCAACGCCTATACCAATCAGATAGGCCGGGCCCTTATAGAAAAGGTGGAGTTCATAGTGAACGAGACGGTCATAGAGACCATCTATGACGACTGGCTCGTGATCAAAGATCAGACGTTCCTCGACTATGACGAGCAGGTTGGCATGTTCAATATGATTAACGGTGGCCAAGCGAACCAGAACCTGACGCCCTCGACCCCTCTCAACCTCCTGATCCCCCTTGAATTCTTCTTTTGTCGGCGGCACAGCCACGAGAACAAGGCGCGTGAGCGCCTGCGCCGACCCTACTTCCCCGTGTGTGCCATGTGGGCCCAAAAGATTTACATCCGTTTCACGTTTCGGCCGCAGACCTGGTTCACCAACTTTCCTGGGACCGTAGACCTCATCAACCCGTACATCGTCCTCGAGTCCGTGCGCATCACGGACGCCGAGCGCCTGTACTACCGGAACCAGCCCCTGCGCTACATCGTCCCGACTATAAAGAAAGAATCCACGGCCGAGTACAATCAGGGCGCCGTGACAGCCACGCTCACCGCAAACTTCCCGGTGCAGCTCCTGGCTTGGTTCATCCGCAACAAGAATTATGAAGGGATCCAAAACTCAAACTTTTATGACGTGCGGTACCTGTACGGCTATGCGTCACAGTACATCACGGCCGCCGTGCCCCTGACCTTCCCGACGGGTCAGGCCCAGTACATAGACTCTATCGAGACGGTGAAGATTACCATGAATAACGTGGACATCCTGGACACGTTCGCCAACGGCACCTATTGCTCGTTCAAGCAGCCCATGGATCACGGCCTGTCCGTACCTCAAAAGAACATCTATCTGTATTCATTCGGTCTGAATGTGACTGAATACAACCAGGGTGGGTACATTGATTTTTCAAAATTGAATTCCCAAACGTCAAACTTGACGCTCAAGTTTTTGCCCGAGCTCGCGGCGACCATCACGCAGTACTCACTGTACCTGTTTTACTATGGGTACTCTGTTCTGGAGTTTCAGGGCGGCTTTGCTCGCATGGCTTATTTGTAGTCATGTAGTCTATGATGCCGTTGGTCAAGCACCACTTGATGAAGTTGAGTTGGGCGACGGTTGTCGTCAGCCCCTGAAACTGTATGCGCTCGGTCCGACAAAAGGGATCGAACAGTTTCTTGCTGTACCCGTCCAGGCTTGACTTGTAGGCCACGTGGACGGTGAACGCACGTCCGGCCGGAGTCGTGTACGTGACGTGTCTATTCTTGGCGTAATTGGTGATGAACCACTCCAAATTACGCAAAGAAATACCTTGACTCTTGGTCGTGAGGATGTCGTGCAGCCGGCTCGCGTTGACCGGATCGTCGTAGAAACGTCTGAGCGACTCGAGCAGCAAGTCCGACTTGCTCATTACTCTAGAATAAGTCTAAATGTTTAACTGTCTTGACCTTTTCACATGCGGGGCAGCCGGCCAAGTACATCGGCGGCAAGCTGTGCGTGTGCTGCGGGCCCTGAGGAGCCTCAGTCTCAACGGGACGCATAGCAATGACCGGCTTCTGATCCTGATGCGTCTTGCAGTACCCGTCGATTCGCGCGTGGCGCGTGCATCTCGTGCCCTTGCCCACGAGCCCAAGGCACTGGTCCGTCTTGACCTCTAGACACGCTACATCCTTCATGAGCTTTTCAAAGGGCAAACGGTACGTCTTGGACACGTGCTGCACGACGTTACTCAGGCGCTCGCTCACGCGCCTGTTGACTTCGGTCTCTATGACCGCCATGATCTGTTGCTCCATGTGGCTTGTCTTGATTACAGAGCGCTCGGCTTCTTAAAATACGCGTCGAGTGTACGCATCTTGGGATCAAACGTACCCTTTTTGTTACCGGCCGTCGCAGCCGCGAAGATCGTCCTCTCGGGGTCCGAGCCGACCAGGGGCTCGAGCAAGTCACACACCGGCTTCTTGAGCTGATTCGTAAAGTAGTACTGGTAATCAAGCGGTACGCCCTGCTCCTTGACCCACGCTGGATCCTCGGCCTTTTCTGTGAGCTTGCCGTTCCTGGGCGCCAGGGCCACCACAAACTGCACGCGGTCACCCTGCTGCGGCTCCGACCCGGGCGCGCGCGCCTTGATCTTGTCACGGACCGCCACGTGCGGCATCGCCACCTTGTAGTCGCTGGCCAACTGCTTGCTCATCATGAGCTTTTCCAGCGGCACCTTGCCCGCCACGAGGTCAGCCGAGGCCGTCCGTGCAAACTGTATGACGGGCCGGGGGTCGTCCGACTCGAGGATCATTCCGAGGAGGCTCTTGAGCGTCTCGCGGACGTAAGGACAGCTGTCACGCCTGACCACCTGCAGCCCCTTGACGTCAATCTTTTTGAACGCTACGAGTCGAGTCCCATCCTCTTTCAGAACAGGTGTGCCATCCTTGTTCGACTTGCCTTCGTACATCTTGGCCGCGTAGCGCTTTTTCGAGTAGAGAAAGTACGGACAGTAAACCTTCTCAAGTTCCAGATCATTCGGCGCCTTGAAGAGTTTCGTGCAGGCCTCTGCGGCTAGCTCACCCTGCTGCCACGAGTAGTCGATAGCCTCCTGACCCTTGCGGCCCTGCACGTCAAACTCGACCATCACGGAGTCCGTGTCGCCGTACCGCACTTTGGCTCCGGGAAAGTTGGCCTCTACGTAATTCTTCGTCTCTTCGATCATCTGCCGGCCCCGCATGGTCACGGTCGATGCGATGGGGACGCACGGGAGCATACCCTTCGATGCGCCCGTGAACCCATAGATCGAGTTCATACTGATCTTATAGGCGAGCTGCTGACCGTTGTAGACCGCCTCCATAGGCGTGCCCTCGGCCGCGGCCATGAGTTTCTTGGCCTTTTTGCGGTAAGCCTTGAGGTCCGTAAGGATGGTGGGCAGGAGTGAGCAGACGGGCTTGCCGTCTGCGTCCGACTGTGCAAACTTGTGCGGCCCGAACGTCTCGTACTCGACGCCCGGTAAGTTGTCGTACTTGGGGTCCATGACAAGCGTCGAGTAGCACAGGTTGTGAGCGACCATGATGCTCGGGTACAGGCTCGCAAAGTCGAGGGCCGTGATGGGCCCGTAGTACGCGCCCGACTGCGCGTCGAGCACAGTCGCGCCTTCGTACTTGTCGTCGGCGCTCGGCCCCTGCCGCCTGAAGGTTGGAATCAGGAACCCGAGCTGCCGCGCCTTGTAGGCCATCTGGCTGAAAACCTTGATCTGCTGACCGCGCTCGCTCAGAAAGGCCAACGGGACCCAGCACGCCTTGGCCATCTCCACGAGGTTCTGAATCTGGCACACTTTGGCCATGATGGCGTGTGGCAACTCCGTGTCCTTCAGACAGTACGCCGCGACCTCCCCGAGGCGGGCCGGGTCGCCCTCTGCAAAACGCGAGAAAATCTCCTTGACCGGCATATCATTCTTCTGGTCCTTCAGAAAGTGCTTGGACACGTTATTCAGGGAGTAAGACTCGAGTTTGTGCTCGCGCTTAATGTCCTGGAAGAGATCGAACACGTACCGGCCAACCATGGGCACCATCTTGAGCTCGTTGTTCCCTAGGGCACTCGAGCTCAAGTTCTTGACGACGAGCTCAGATGGTACGTCGGTCCTGCGCCCCCAGAGAGTCTCGACCCCGCACCGCGTCGCGCGCTTGTACAGGTACTCGAGGTCAAAGCCGAAGATGTTCCAACCCGTGATGATGTCAGGGTCCGCGACCGCTAGATACTCGCCAAAGCGCTCGAGCAGCTCCCTCTCCGTCCCAAAGCTTTCACAGTCGGTCCCGTCCGTCTCTTTGAGGCACAGACACTTGCGTTCGAGCGGGGCCGTCGAGCCGAACGCACCCGTCGTCATGCCAATCTGGAACACGACGTCACTGGCGTTGGTCGGGTTCGGAAAGGCGCCGGTACTCGAGTAACACTCGATATCAAAGGACATGATCTTCAAGGGGGCTATCTCATCCTTGTCGGTCCTAGGAACGAATTTTTCAGTCTGGATGTTCAGATCGCAGCGGGTGTCCACATCCTCGGCCTCGTGCTCCACCTCTATCCACCCGGTGCTCGTGCAGCCCGACACGTGCATGAAGCGAAGGACCGGATCGATGTTCGCTTCGTAGACGCGCCAGTGATCGCGCTCGAGGGCCCACGCAGCGCTACGGAGCGCCTTGTGCGTTTTGAACGTCAACTTGTAGAATCGAGAACGCTCACCATTTTGAAACCCCCAAAGATCCTTGGCCATGACCGTCTCGATGCGGGCGCCGCGCACCTCGGGCGTCCGGTAGCCAGTCTTGGCAAAAAAGTACGGCTCGAAGAATGTGGACGCGGCGACGGATCTCCCGTCGGCCGTGCGTCCATAGGCCCTCACGACGTACTTGTCGTCTTCTGTATCGTGGCCCTCCCAGGCAACAGCCTGGAACACCACCTTTTGCATCTATTTATAGAGAGTCTTGAAACTATAAGCCAGGACCAAGATGACTATGGTCCATCCGACAACGTGGTCGACCCGGGACATCAACCCTATTTGACTCTCGGACATTTTGTTGTATTCAGCCTGGTACTGCGGGGGCTTGAAGGGCAGCCACATGTACCGGCCAAACGGCACGATGGTCGGCCCGAGCTTGTTCCGGCACTCGTACATGTAGTCGTACCAGGCCATAGCAATGTATGGGAACCAAAGCAAAAAGAAAAGAACAAAATAGTTCTTGGGCGGGAGGAACCAATAGCCACCCGCGAGCATCGCCGTGAAAATCACGCACTTTATGTTAAACTTGAAGGGAGCCCCTGGAAAGATGCCACCCGCCATACTACTACTCCATACTATTTAGTGGTAGACGCCCGCGTGCATCTTGGACGGGTCGGGCTGGTTGAACAGCTCGGCGCCGGTCAACTTGAACTCCTCGGGCTCGGCCTCGTAGCCGTTGCGAGGCCGGCAAGTGCCGCGTGCGTGACAGCCGTACTCCTCCGGCTCGTTATCATAACGAGAGGCGCGGCGGCGATTGACCGCCGCCCAGTTGTAACGGAACTCCTCACCCTCGAAGCGGCTGGAGCCGATCGGCACGTAGCGCCAGATCAGGGTGCTCAGCACCATAAAGACGACGGCGTGCACGGCCAGGCCGCCCACCTTGGGCAGGCCCTCGGCCGTGGCGATCCAGCCGCCCAGGACGCGGCGGACCGCCTGGAAGGCCACGGGGGCCGCCAGCAGCATGAAGAGCAGAGCCATCAGAATCTTCTTCGGGCAGATGAACATTTATATTAGGTCACGATTATTTTTTCCATTACCAAATCTCCAGTCCCTTCTGGAAACTCGCACAACTTCAGGCGCATGTCTATTCTCTGTGACCGTGACGGCCGGCTCAGGTGCCCACGGATCGCCTCGCACGTCCGCCTGTAGAGTTCGGACCTCTTCCAAAGCTGCCAGCTCACGAGGTTCGGGCGATCGGTCATGTACCAACCCGTATTCTTTTCAACAAAGTCGTAGTAACTGTTCCAACGGGGCCACGTGCGTTTGAGGTGGGGCGCGCACGTGGGTAGAAACACAAGACGGATCCACACGTCGACGAAAGCCTGAAGGGGCGAGCGTCGAAGTCCACCCTGGAAGATGTACCAGACGTGATTCACGTCGAGGTTCGGCAAGCAAGCGAATGGTTGCGACGTGTTCATAATGTCAAAAACTCGTGATATGACGTGGGTAAACACAACATATTCGTCGAGGGCCACACCTGAAGCATCGAGGGCCGCGATGTCGTGTACGGGCCTATCGTCCTTGGGCTTGCGCTTGACGACGTACACTTCACTGTCACAAGGATTCTTACGGTTAAAATGCGCTTCGAGTTTTTCCCTGGCCTTGGACGGGTACCTGTGCTGAAAGACCTTGGCGCATTTGGGACACGTCTCCATTAGGACGTTCCAAGAAAATAAATTTCCCCGAGACCTCCGCGGCCTGGAGGTCGTGGACGATCTGGGGAACGCCAAGTTCGGGTCCGAGTGCCCTGGCCTTTTCAGCCGGGCTGAGCGTCGCGAGCCATTCACGGAAGTGGTCTGGGCATCTACCCTCGAAGCACGGGTCCGTCTCTTCCTGGCACCAATCGATCATGCACTTCATTCGTACTGAGAATAGGGCTGAAGTTTTTAAGGATGACTTCCTTCTTTTTTCTTAAGACCCCCCTGACCTCATGTCTCCCAACTTATCCTGAAAAAAAACAATTGTTAAATTTTGTAAACAGTTTCCGAGGGGTGGGATTGTACCGGACTTCCTTCCTTTTTCTTAAGACCCCCTTGCCTCCCACCCTCCCAACTTGTCCCGAAAAAAAACAATTTTTAAATTCCCGTCGACCCGAACCCCCCTGCACCGCGCTCCGTGACGAGCCCCGTACACTCGCCTGGAATTTCGTGAACCTCTGGGGTCACGCATTGCTCCAAGATCAACTGAGCGATCCTGTACCCTGGACGGATCACAAACGGCTGGGTCGGGTCCAAGTTCTGGAGGACCACCTTGACCTCGCCCGTATAGTCCGGGTCAATGACGCCCGCCAGGGTGTCGAGTCCGTGCTTCACGGCCAGTCCAGAACGAGGCGCAATACGTCCGTAGCACTTTGGCGGGAGCTGGATGGAGATTCCGGTCGAGACGACGACGCGGCGGCCCGGAAGTACAACGTAGTTGTCAATGCTGAAGAGATCGTAACCAGCGGCACCAGGTGTGGCGCGCGCAGGCAGATTTGCATGAGGAACCAGCTTGGTGACATTGAGTGCCATCTGATTTTGAAGCGCGTCGTATCTTTATAGAGACTGTGACCTCCCTAGTACTAAATGGCGGGCTTCCAGACCAAGACCTTCACGAAGCACGATGACTACATGACCCCCAAGTCAGCCTGGGAGGCCATCAAGTCCTATGTACCCAAAGGCAAGGTGATCTGGGAGCCCTTCTATGGCGACGGGCGCTCCGGTCAGATCTTGCGCGAGATTGGGTTTGAGGTTATTCACGAAGATGAAGATTTTTTTGAAAATAACAAGGGGGACATTATCGTGTCCAATCCTCCGTTCACACTCGTGCCACGGGTCCTCGAGCGCCTCGTCGAACTTGGCAAGCCATTTATCCTAATTATGCCTTCTCCTAAAATTTGTACGCAGTACATGCGCAAGCTGTTTTCAAAGACCGAGGACCCTATCCAGATCATGATCCCTCGGAAGCGTATCCAGTTCGTCAAGCTGGTCAATGGTGCCGTCCCTAAAGATTATGAAAGCAAGTGCAATTTCGACTGTTTTTACTACTGCTGGAAGATGGGCCTGCCCCGTGACATCATCTGGTTAGAGAACTAGGGCCCGTGTTGTTAAATGGCGTTCAAGTCCCTCGTGCTCGATATTGATGGTGTGCTTGTCCGTGATCGGCGGCTGCTCGACCACGTCCGTCACAACTGCGTTCGCTACGTGGCAAAGAAGCTGCCCGAGTGTAAGGACCCGGCCTATACCAACCGGCTCCTGTACGTGACGGCAGGTCACACGGCCCGTGGCCTTCAGAACAACTTTGGAATAGACACGAGCGACTTCAACAAGGAGGTGTACGACCGGCCCGTGCGTGATCGGCTGTGGGAGGTGCTGAGTGGCACGCAGTTTCAGGAGGAGGCCAAGGAGATTCACGAAATGACGCAGAATGGATGGCGTGTGACCCTATTCACAAACTCGCCGATCGAGTGGGCTGGTGAGGTGGCGCGTGCCATAGGTGACGAGGTTTACGTGGTCTGTCCGGGGAGTGACGTGGTCACCTCTCCACTCAAGCCCGAGGCCCGGGCGTTCACCGACTTTGCCAAACACCACACCCACATCTTCGTTGATGACTCGCTCACGAACCTGACGACGGCCAGGTGGCTGCCGAACTGGCACCCAGTCCACTTCAACCCGGGGGGCAAGGACCGAGTTGACTGGTGCCCTACAGTAGGCTCTATATGGGAGGTCTGCCTGTTCGCAAACTCGGCCGACTATGAAATTAATAACTGGCAGTAGTAGATGGCGACGCGAGGTCTGACTGAGGCCATCAGACGCGAGAGATTCGTCGAGTACATATTCAGAAAATATCCAAAAGGGGCCAAGCTCATCGAGTGTCATGGCGGCCTCACTCGGAAGGTCTCGCCCATCTATGCCGAAGTTCCGGAAGACACCGTTATCATCTTTCTTTCAAATTTTGGCCAGTGTATGGCCATAGAGCGTGGGCGCCACTTGTCCAACGAGTACTTTACGAGCCGCAAGAGGCTTTTGCGGTTTTTCAGAGGCGAGGCGGGCTATGCGCGTGTCCATCACGGTGAGATTGCGTCGCGTACGTTCCTCCCGAACGAGGAATATCCAAACGCTTGGCTACAATTTTACGACCCCTCCATCCCAGACTATGGGCACGTGTGGAAATTGCCCCTTAAATACAAAAAAGCTGAAGAAATTAATCAATTACGCGCAACGACACGCGCCGTCACGGGTGAGAACGTGTACACCAACATACCAAGGGCTAAAAATAGTACTATGACTCTACAGAACGTGGTTAGTAAATTAGGGCCTGGCGTCTATATAGTAAACGCGTGCCTTATGCCTATTAATCAGGGTACCCTCCCAGTTGGCAAAATTCCATTTAATCTTCCTGTGGGCATACCAGAGCGGCGGGTGGGCGTGGCGCGAACTCGAAACGCGCGTGCGTACGCCAAGACTATATACAGACCGCGACCTCCACGCCCAGGCACCCCGGTGCGCACTCTCTCGGTCCTACGCAGTTTGAGTGCGCGCAGGCCCAAGGTGCCGCACGTGACCGTTGCCGAAATGCTGACGCGCTTGGGGCGCTCGGGCTCCAACATCAACCTCAACAACTGGTTCCCCCGGATGCGTGCGAATGTGAATAAGAACAGGCTTCGGGCCGTTCAGCGCATCCTACAGAACCCGTCCAATATGACGAGTAGACTTAAAGAAAATGAGTTGAGACAGTGGAATTTGCTCACATGGAACCAACGAGGCCCCTTCGTATCGTCCTGGCTCAACAGGACTGGTTGGATATTCAAGGCCGAGTACAATAACAAAGAAATCTGGATCAACGCCAATACCGGGAGGCGGATAGAGCCCCCGGACCAAAACAAGATCCGAGGTATAAATTGGTCGAACCAGGCTCAGTCGGCGTTCAACAATATGCGCGTCAACGGAAGTGTTCCCACCAACCTCACCGTCCGCAATAATATCAATTGGTCCTCCTGGCGCCGCAAGTAAATTCTCGGTCAAAAGTAGATGGGCCCCTGCCTCTTCAGGCCACGACCCATCCTCTACGTGGTCTTGCCCTACTTCAACTTTTGTGGGTTCAAGAGGCGCCGTGAACTTTTCATCAAGTTTGTAGATTGGCTCAAGTGGAGGTGTGGCATCCGGGTCGTCGTGAGCGAGGCCATAGGTCCGTGCCCCCTGCCGTGCCTGCCGGTCTGGCGCCACTTGAAGTTTCCCACACAGAACCGGGTCTGGCTCAAGGAAAACCTCATCAACGTGGCGATCGGTCAGTTGCCCGAGGACTGGCAGTACGTGGCGTGGTTGGACGCCGACCTCACGTTCCTGAACGCCAACTGGGTCACGGACACCATAAAGGCGCTCGGCAAGGCGGATGTCGTGCAGATGTGGCAGACAGCAGTCAATTTCGGCCCGAATTGCGAGGCGCTAAAAATTGACAAATCGTTCGCATACATGTACAAAGCGAGCGGGACCCAGTGGCTGCCGAACGACAAGTACGGCCACTGGCACCCCGGATACGCGTGGGCCTGCACGAAGCAGGCCTGGACCCAGATGGACGGCCTCATAGATTGGGCGATCCTCGGGTCGGGCGACAGACACATGGCCATGGCGTGGGCCGGGCGCGCGCTCCAAAGTGCCCCAGGGAACATCCACCCCAACTACAAGGCGCTACTCGAAGAGTACCAGAAGATGTGCACGGGTCTGCACATCTCGTGGGTCCCTGGGACCATCCTGCACCACTGGCACGGCTCGTTCGAGAACCGGCGGTACAAGGAACGTTGGGAAATTCTTACAAAAAATAATTTCGATCCATTCAAGGATATCCGGATGACGACCGACGGCCACGTGGCACTGACGCGGTCGGGTCTACGTCTCATCCGGGAACTCGATGAGTATTTTATTGGACGAAGGGAGGACTCGTGAAAAGCACGTTGTGTGAACACGAGGGTCTCGGACCTCATGACCCTAGTACCAAAATGAACACCATCCAGCGTGAGTACCTTCGCAACGCCCGCAAGGCTATCCGGATTGCAAGCGACGTCAAGTTTAACGCCGTCGCTTACAATGCGCAAGTCAGTTGGGCCGAAGCCTATTGGCACAACTATCTCAAATCAGTAGGAACCAGGCAGTTTATGGCTCAGATGAACAGGCTCAAGGAGCTCCTGGACCGCAAGGACACCCACGGGGCCATGCGCTACCTCGATACTCACGAGTGAGAACGGGCGATATTCGCAAGGGTCCGGTAGTGGTTTTCTATATTCAACCGGCGGTCCACCTGGAGGCCCAAGTTGCGCGCCTGTATATCAACCTGAGCGACACCATTCGCTATATCACGCGTCAACATATTCACGATGCTCCGCCGCTGCATGGGGGTGGCGTTCTGAACCGCATTGCGCGCGGCGCGGATTTTACGGGCCAACACGTCCGCCGAAACTGCTAAATTTTTATAAGGGTTCATTAAATTATAGTGAGAATATTATATGACGACACCACTCATGAATCACGCGTTGAATATAGCACGGGAAGAAGATC